TTCCAAACATCCGACTATCCACGTACTCTTGGCCAAAATGCTGGACGACCTCTTAGACGGGACGTCTGCGTTGGAGGTTAATGCAGAACTCAACATTGACGATGATGCACATCATTCGTCCTCTCGTTTGCTCACTCCTGAAAAACGCCTATCGTCGCCAATTACCAATGGACTCACATCTCGTCTGCTCGACTTATCGCAGGACGGCCTTGAAGGCTCGACTATTGTCTTCAACAATCCGTATTCGTCTCGCACTCGCGAATCTACGGTTATCTCCTACGTCAAGGCAGATATTACTCGATCATTTTCAAGTATTGAGAAACCGCTGAAGCAATTCCTCCGTATGTTGGACTATTGTAAAGTGTGGCCTACACTTCTCATGCCGAAAGACTATCCATTACTATGGAAACATGCCACAAGTAAAACAAGTGATCTGAGTACTGACTACGAGTATGCTCGAAAAGTGTATGACGTTGAGCTGTCGACTTACATGAAGATGATAACTGATGTTTGTAAGCAAGACGAAGCAAGCATTATACGCGAAAAGTTGACCGTTCCCAAATACCCTAGTGGGAAGATGGCCGAAACATTCGCACGAGCTGAACTGTGGGATCGAATTGTCGAAAACTATCGTCATGATTACACACGGAGATTTAGGTGTGAGAGAAGAGAAATGGGGCAATTGAAGATCGTGAACGGAGCCGGTTTTATCATGATACGTGCGCCTGAGTTCAGCTCGTGGAAACTGGCGACGTATGAGCAACTGCAAATGATTCAAGATGCAACGATGGCTCGTCACAATCTCATGTCATCGTTACACATCGGATTTCATAACGGCACTGCAGCGCTGCCAATGCTTGTTGACACATTACTACATTGGCAAGAGCGTTGCCTTCTGAAGTACGATAACGATGGGTACGAACTCATAAAAGGCCCAGAATCAGTCTTCAAAGCACGACTCAATTCTCTCACACAAGGCGACATACTGCCTTACTCGTCGTATAGTCGCACGATTGACAAGTTGAAAGCCAAAGAAGCCAAATTGGGCGGCACATCAATGACAGACGAACTTGATATCATTGCTCGCACAACGACGAA